TCTGCCATACGTCGAGCCAAGACCGTCCATAAGGATTTGCGGCTGACCTTGAGCGGCGAGTTGGCGGACCTGCTCCATTGCGTTCGCTGAGCCCTTCCACTCCGGATAAATCACGCCCGGTAGCGTGATTTTGTCTTCCCCCATACCTACAAATTGACGTGCAGGAGCCTGACCAAAACGGTCCTGCGTTGGCCATTTGTACTCTGTAGTGCGCGAAATCTTCTGCATGACAGCCACGTTCAGCGTGAACTTAAACGAACCAATCATGAACATCGGCACGTAACCTGAAATAAACGAACCGATGCTCATTATTGGGTTGCTCCGTCAAACATAATCGAACGGCTCTTCTTCGCGTTCTGTTGGTTCACTTGCTTGATTACCTCGGCTGCAATTTCTTGCGTGCTTTGATTCGGATGCGCATAAACATTGACACTATCAATGCTGATGGGCGGCACGGTCGGCTGAGCGGCCTTCGATGCTGGAACAGCTGGGGGCGTTTTACTTCCGACCGGCGGAGTCTTGCCAGCGAATCCGTCTGCAATTTCATCGTTCGAGTGCCCCAGCAGGTGCTTTCCGTAGGCCTTAATGAATGGCCATGCTGGAGCATCGGCTGACGCTGCCAGCCATTTCCCGTTACGCATGTCGGCTTCAGCTTTCGTCTTGTCCGTATCTGGCAGACCAGCGGCTTTTGCAACGGTAAGCGCGGTGCCAACCAGCATTCCAGCCAGGCCTAACTTACCGATGAATCCCATCACTCCACCCGATGCAGCAGCAGCAGCACCTTCAACTCCGCTCAGCTCACGCGTAACCGCCGAAACTTCAGACGCAGCTCTCGCCAGCTTTACTGCTGCAATCGTGGACATGATTCCCGCTGCGACACCTAGGACGGGGACGGCGATAAGTAGGGCACCCCCGAACGCAGTAACGCCTATCGCAATATCTTTAAACAGAGTCGGATGTGCTTCCGCAAACTTAGTGACCCCTTCCAGCGCAGATGTGATTTTGCTCATCGCTTTCACAAACAATGGAGCAGCAGCCTCGCCAAAATTAAGCATCGAATCGTGGTAAGCGCGCATCATTTCAAGGCGCTTACCTTCTGGCGTTTTCTTGAAATCCTCCGTTGACGTATCCAAGTCATGCGCGCGCTTGTTCCCCTTAATTGCCTCTTTGCCATTGCCTTGGTACAGCAGCATGTACATATTTTGCAGTATTTCCGTGTCTTTTTTCGACCCGCCAAGTTTAGCGATTGCATCAAGAGATTCGTTTGCGTTGTTTATGTCGATTTTTTTCGCCTTGAGGCCGGACACAATAGTGTCCTCGAACCAATCTAACAGTTTGCCTTCCTTCAGTTCTTCATTTCCCTTCAAAAACTTGGGGTCGTACGCATACTCACCGTTCTTGCCAGCCGAAAGAGAAACGTTCTGCGGGACAAGCCCAAACGCTTTGCGCTGCTCGATAGCCTTTTTCGTAGTGCGTCCGTAGTAGAAACTTGACATGAAACCGGAAAGCTGCGTGCCGGTCTTGTCGCCACCATACTCCTGAACGAGCGGCTCCATCTGCGCAAATCCATTTTCAGGATTGCGAAGAACAAATTTTGCTGCCGAACCACCAGTAGACAGGAAGTGGTTCCACTCATCGGCCTGCACCTTCCCTTGTGTGGCGGCCACGATTTTCCAGATAGCATTTCCGTACTTGCCGAAAGAAGCGGTATCTTTAGTCCCCCCGAGCTTTTCAATAATCTTTAGCATGCCCATGAACGAGGATTCCATTTCATCGCCGTGCTCGTACATATGGCTAGCGAATTTCATCTTCGTCAGCATAGGCATAACCAGCGATGCGTGGTCCTTGTCCTTCAGCACCGTCATCGCATCAGTAATAAGGTCTAGCTTTTCGTTCTGGTCTACGCCGTAGGCCTTCAAGCCTTTAGCGACTTTGATGGTCTCATCGGTAGTTTTCTCATCAAAACCAAGACCTTTGAGACGCGCTACGCCAGTCGCGTAATCGCTTGCACGCTTGAACGTGGCGGTGGCACCTACTGCGATTGTGCCACCGGCGGCTGCAGAATACCCCGCTGCGCTATGCAGATAGCCATTTACTTTACCAACTTTGTCCTTGAATTTCTGGGAAGCAACCAGACGGTCCTGAGCCTTCTTCGCCTTTTCAATCTGCGCAGTTACTTTGGCATACTCACTTCGCCATTTCTCAAGCGTAGTTGTTCCTTGACGGGCACCCTTCATGATGTCCGTAGATAGTTCGCGTTGTTGCTTTTTCAGCTTATCAACGGTCTTGCCAATTTCGGCGAACTTACCCTTCACATCCCCGAAAGCACCCTTGAGGCTTTCGGCAACAGTTCCGCCGATTGAAATTACCGCCGAGAGTTTTTTATTCGTTGACATGGGTAAGTTTATTTAGGCTCGCCGGGGATACCCTCCAGCCAGAACATGAATCGGGACTCTCGCATGCCGAGTATCTCGTTCTGAGACCAGCCCGTATGGCTGGCCACGCTCAGAACGCTGTCGCGTATATACTCGGCACTTAGTCGAAAAAACATACTGAATATGCCGACTGAAGTCGACGATAGTCCTGCATCGGCAGACGCTGTAGGTCAGCCGGTGCAATGGAGCATAGGTTGGAGAACATTACGGTCTCCTTTGTAAACTCTGTACCACGTGATTCGACGGCTACCATATGGTCAGATACGAGCGGCTCTCGCATCACGAGATAGCCGATTTTAGCGCCGTTAATTTCGTGCGGTTTCGTCAACGTAACCGTGACTTCGTTATTAGGGCCGACCTTGAACCAATCCGGCTTTTCGTTGGTTTCGTTTGTTTCGTTTGTTTCACTCATTTAATGCCACCTGTGTTGTAAATCTAGTTATATGAAGCGGGCGACTTCCATCGCCCGCGTACTTCTCTTACAGACCTAGCGCAGTACGCATATCTGTCAGACTATCGGTGCCGTTGACGGACATAATCATATTTTCAATGTCGAGTTCCGTCGTTACATTGCCGTTATGCGTCAGCTTGTAGTAATTCAATTCCATTTGGACCTTGAGATACGGAACCGTGCCCGGCTTCCAGTCACCGTTATCCAACTCGGTAACTTTGCCACGCATGGTCATCTGGACCGGCGTGATGGTGCCGTCGAACGACTCCAAAGCTCCACGAACGGTCAGGGATGTGCTCGAGCCTTCAGCAACGCCGAACAGCGCCAATACATCCGCGTCGAAAGAAATGAGCGAGAATGAGGCCGTCAGGCGTTCCATCCCGACGGTCACGGCGATGGGAGCCATCATCCCGCCGCCCTGAAATTCTTCGTTCTTCTGAGTCAACTTAGGCGGTGTAAAATCCTGGACTTGGCCCGCCATTCCCTTGCCATCGACCCAGAGCACTAGGTTTTTTAATACGTCACGTGCGGCCATTTTGGCTGCTCTCCCTTTGATTAGTTAGGTGCAGTCAGGCCGTCAAACACTGACTGGATGTAATCGTCAACGATGTACGAAGTGAACGTGATGTGCTCGGCTGGATAAACAGGCGTCCATTTAAAATTGAAATAAATGTGGCCGTTATCAATGTTCGAATTGGAGTTCAAATCCGGGTCTGCCCAACACGTTCCACCGAGTATAGCGCCTTGTTTTACGTAGTTACGCAAGTCGGCGTTCACATATTCAATGACTTCGGTCACGTAATTCTTCGTGATGCCTTTATCAACCGCCCACAGAATTGCGGCTTGCAAACTGTCATTGATAATGTCGTTCGTACGCGTAACGCACAAGAACTTTCCGGACGTTGAGCGGTTACCCCAGAGTCGGAATCCGCTCTGACGGATAATCGTCGCCACGTTCTGGCTGTTCAGCAAGTTTGCATCCGAGCTGGCATCGCCCATCTGGAATGCAATTGCGCGCGTCGTAGCTTGGACGCCAGTCAGCTGTTGATTCGACGGCGAAGCCCACCAACCATTTGCATTGTCGTTCTGCACAATCAGGCCTGCGACATATGCGCTGCCGTACGACGTAATCAAAGCGCCGCTGCCGTTGGTCTTAACGCACTGCGGGTCAACCAAGTAGACGCGGTCGTTAGCCGTGTCGCCAACCGTCGCGATAGCGTCGTTGTTGTTGGTGTTCGGGCCATCCTGGATGATAACGGCGCGAATCCGATTCGCAACCGCCAGAAGGTCTTGCACCACCGCATTTCCAGCGCTTCCGATGGTTGCCGAGAACGTGGCAGCTTGCGTCGGAGTACCGGCGGATGCAGGCATCGCAAACGACGGCGCAACCGTGTAGGCGCGTCCAGAATTCGAAATCGCAACGCTAGTGACTTCGCCATTAAGCACCGTAGCAGTAGCGGTAACTCCGCCACCAGTGATGTCACCGTTGCCGTTCGTTGCAACGAGCGTGTAGTCGCCATCGGTGTAGCCTGCGCCTTCTGCGCTGACATTCACTGCGATAACTCCACCAGCAACACGCTGATGCGTGAATCCCGGGGAAATCAGGATTCGAGGCGTGAAGCCAGTAATGGACTGAGCCGACAGGAATCCTTGGAGGCCGAGATATTGGCCAGTGTTCGCATCGACACCCCCCAACACATTTGCAAGGGTTTCGTCGTCAGTCGTGCCTTCGTCGACACGGATAACGACACACACTGCGCCAGCTTGTTTAAAAATCGAATCGAGAGCATCAGGTAACGTACCTGCGCCACTGGTCAGGTCGGTGACGGTCGTATCGAGGCTCGCTGCTGTCCGACGGGACGCAACGATAACCGGAGTGTTCAGCGGAAACACCGCTGGGTCCGCATTTTTCGCGTGGCCAACGATTCCGATGATAGAAGTGGCGACAGTCTGAACCGGGTTAGCTACAGTGCCCCCGTTAACAACTTCTGCGCCATGCAAAAATGTATCGCTCATGTGGGTGAAATTCCTTTAAAGGCGAGCTCAATTGATAATAGAAATTCTAGCCATCGCGGCATCAAATTTCCTTGTGTGGTTTTTCCGGAAAAAGAGCCACCCCGCGAGGGGCGGCTAACAGGGGCACAACGTCAAACATTTCCTTGATTTAGTACGGCAGCGACATCCGGATTTGCAGCAAGAAATGCCCTAAGCTTCGATACAGGGTCGTCGTCTGCGGCGCTTGTTGATGGTGTAGGCTTGGTGACCAAATCCCACTGTGCGCCGTTCCAGCGCGGCCATTTGTCGTTCGGCCACTCCGTTGGCGGAGATTTCTCTACTGCGTAACGCGGTAGGTGATACACGCCCGGCTCGAGAGGGCTCTCATCAGCATCAGTTTCGCCGATGAGCATCCCCGCCCGGTCTGTTTGATAAACAATTTTAGAAGTCATTTTTAGTATTTGATACAAGCGAGCATTGCCAAGTTTTTCGGACGCGATTCACTACCACCGCTGTTTTGAATCGTGATGTTGATTTTCTCGGTCGACGTCAGTGCTGTAGTTACACCGGTCCACGCATCAGTGCCACCAGCTGCCATCGGTGCATCCCCATTGATACGGGTGTACTGGTGCTGGTGTCCCGGGTCGGAGTAGTTGTGCGCGTGAGCAAGGTTTGCGCTATCCTGCCAGCTACCAAGCGTACGGCCCGGGTCAACACCACGAGAATCATCGAAGCCGCGAACAAACTCTCCGCGCATATCTGGTAAGTTGAACGTCGTAAGGCCATCGCCATTTCCGTAAAGCGTGCCAATCACTGCAAAAAGTGCGCTGTATGCTGTACGACTCACCGCCGCGCCATTGCAACGCATCCAGCCGTTTGGAGCGATTAAGCCGCCACCTGCACCAGCGAAAAACGCAACGAGTCCGGGAGGCGCGTGAGTGTCGGTGTTCGTCTTCGCATCTACGCCAAGATTCGTCCGTGCCGTCGATGCGCTGGTAACGTCAGCCAGGTTGTTGTGCGCGAGCAGCGGGTCGGGGACGAATGCCGCCGGTTCGTTCTGGACGAAATGAATCACCGTGCCAGCCGCGTATGCCACTGCTAACGTCAACTGCGTGTCATTGGTAGGAATCGGCGTCCAGTCCGTCGGCAAAAGCCGGAGACCGTTGATATAAACAGCGAGGCCGACGGTGTTGCATTTCGTCAGTGTGACGGCCGTCTGCCCTGCTGCTAGCGTCTGAACCTCGTCATAAGTACTCACTGAGACGTTCGCGACTGTCGGGCTTTGCCAAACAACATCGCCGTCGCTGTTCGACTTCTTGGCCAGAATCTGGCCGGTTGTGCCACCCGGCAAGAGATACGGCAACGTGATGGTGTTGTTAATCCACGATTGCGTAGCTACCGCAACGTTCGGGTCAACCTGCAAAGTCACCACGCTTGCGTTCGTGACCAGAAACTGCATGCGGATGGTCGTGTCGCCGTAGCTGCCTTCGCTGCCATCGCCTTCAGGCTTGTAGACCGCAGGTGTATTTGCAACAGCAAACAAGTTTCCGTTCGCGTCCCACGCGCCAACCTCTTGAATCGTAAATCCGCCAACAGATGCCGGGATTACCATCTCAATGATGAATTGGAGTGCGTTCGTCGGGTCTTGGTAAACGCGATTAGGAGCCGTACGATAAACCTCGCGCACGAGCTGAGTCTGCGCCTGGTTTGGCGTAGTTGGATTGCCACCACCGTCGCCGACAGACACAGCCACGATGTTAATCGGCGTTCCTGCTACATCAGCCTGCGCCATCTCGCGCAGGCCGACGTTCGTGAGAATAGTTTTAAAAGTCATGTTAGGCGACGGTTAAAGTTTCTGTTTTCCAATGGTTCCGCACTACTCGGCTACCCAGCGCTGACGAAGTTGGGAGCGCCGTAGCAATCGTGATTGCTGTTCCAGATACACCTGTAACAGTCGTCCAGAACGTCGAGCGGTCGTCTTGATTAATCCCTACAACGTCGCCAGCTGCGAACCCAGTTGCGCTTGCCACATTGATAACTGTGTCTCCTGCGTTGTTAGCGGCTGCCAGCGTAGTCTCGGACGAACTTGTGCAGTGATAGCGCGCCGTGAAGTCAGTTTTCACGCAAGTGAAACCCAGTGGCGCATAGCCCTGCGTCGGCATCGCAGTTACCGCATACGTGCGACTACGCGGAGACTTACTTGGAGCATTGTCTGCGCGGTTCGACGTAGCGTGCAGCGTGAAAAGCGTCACATACAAACGTCTAGCTAGCGCCGACGGAAGCTGACCGTTAGATGCATCGATGGCAACCTTAACGAACGCGACCCCAGCTGTAAGCGCTGCTTGCGTAATGCGCATCCACTGTCCAGTCGCTACGCCAGCAGTAGACATCATCGAATTTCCGGAAACGTAAACCGTGGTATAGGCGGTGACCCATCCGGCTACTGGAGTAAGGGGCTGGTAGTTCGCATCGTAAAAATAGATTGCCGCGCGATACAGCGGAGCATCACCAGCATTAGCGCCTTCAAAGTTGAACGAGTAGTAGTCGTCTCGCTGAGCAGCCAGATAGTCCGACATACAAATCGGCTGGTTCCCCTTCAACCCAGAAACACATTGCAGCGTCGTGCTACGGTTTGATTCCGGCAAAATCGATGCGTCTGTGTTGTTCAGAACGATGTCGCTCGTGTCTGCTTCAGCTACGACAACTGCTTCCCGAAGCGTCTGCTGCTCGTTAAGCACAGCATTCCCCGGCCCACCGTTGTTAGTGATGGTTCCGCTGATTAGCGGTGAGTTCGGACCACCCGAGTACTCGCTTGCCGAGAACGTTTTGATAATCGTGTTTCGGTCAGCATTCGGACCAAAAGTAATCGTGGTAGGGCCTACCTCGAAACGAGTTCCCCACATCTTGTTATCGTTCGCATAGTCCATCGAAATCGACGATGCATTCTCAAACGTCCCGCCATGGAACCGGTTATGGTCGAACCAATACGTAGCGGTTCCAGTGATGTTAAGCTGGAGGCAGCGGTTGAGGTGGAAGGTATTTTCGTTAATCCACCCTGGGTTCGGACCGGCGGTAAGGTCGAGCCGCGCCGCGTACAGAATGTTGAACGTCGAATATGCAGATGAACCGTCTACAGTGTTCGTCATGTCGGCCCACACTTGCATGTAATCGACGTAACGAACAGTGATTCTCTGGTCCTTCGCACCAATCACCTGTAGCGACGGATTAGCCTGCGAAAGGCCTGTATTGCGAAATACCGAACCGATGTTTTGGTCAGGGTTCAGATAGCTCGTTGCAGTTCCGCCGAGAATCACGCCAATGTTTGGCGTATTGACGTAGATTGTTGAGCTGGCTCCATCGACTGCTAGGTTTCTGAAATTCACCGTGTTGGTGATGAGAAAGTATTTCTTCGGAACTGGAAGAACAATACGTGCATTTGCCGCCGTCGCCGCCGCGATAGCGTTCAAAATTGCATTCGTGTCATCCGCCACGCCGTCGCCTACCGCGCCGAAATCTCGGATGTCGATGATGTCTGCTAGCTTGGATTGAAGGGTTCGCGCTACAGCACCGGATTCAGTTTGCGAAAATGTGCTGAGCCCCGCAGCAGTGCTCTTTAAGCTCTCCGTACGATTCAGCAATGCTTGAGCCTGCGCGTTCATCGGCGCGCCAGGCCCCCCCAGCGCTATAGTTACGCGCTCAAGTTCGGGAACATCGTCCCAACCAGGAGTTGCGGTTAAATTTGTCATGCGGCAATTCCATTAAGTGTTTGCGAGCCATCTAGAGCCCATGAGCCATCCAGCACGAGGAAGCCAGACTCCCCGGCGCTAATCAAAATGTCATTTCCAATTGTCAATCCGCCCGCTACGACCGGGTTCACCGGAGTCGTAACGCTCGGCTGAATAGAACCCATGTGCGAACGCAAGTTCTTTTCAATGTTGATGTAGGAAATTATCTTTTCAAATCCTGCCAGGTCGATGCCAACCTGGTCGCTATCAATCAGGACGTTGAATGTGTACGGGTCTCCAGGCGGGGACATCTGCCACCATTCCTGAATCGTTACGTCGTAACCTAGAGCATCTAATGCATTCGTTACAGCGCCTATCGTGCCTTTGTAACGCTGAACAATGATTGACGTAGAAATCGCGTTGCGTTTCTGTGCCTCTGTCCAAGTCGGGTCCCAGAAATCGGCGGAGAATGCCCATGCGAGCCACGGCAACAAAGGCGTCGGGCAGGCCCAGACGTTCCAAACATCGCGGACAGGAACGGGTACCGAACTGATTCGGTCAATGGATTCGTCGAGCGCCGTCTCAAGAGGCGTCGCGTTCGATGGCAGGATACTAGTCACTGGATGTCGTCACCGTGATGCCTGTGCAGTACGGTGCCTGTCCCGTGGCCGATGGGATACCCGCAACCGGAGAAGTCAGCTGCACGTTATCAACTCCAGCTTGGTGCAGGGCTTTATAAATCCCTGACAGCGCAACGTCATAGCCGATTTTCTGAATTCCGCTCGCATAAGCCTGTGCCGCAGCGATAGCTGCTGCCTGCACAACTTCTGCGTCGGGGCCATCGAAAAGCACCAAGTTCGCTTCAATCGTGTACGGCAGCACGCTTGCACTCTGCACCGTTACCTGGTCGGTCATAGGACGCACGGTATCCGCGTTCACAGCCGCAGTAACCGCTGCGAGCTCTTGCTCGCTGGCCGTGCCATCGCCATTGCTGGACAGGACGTAGACCGTCACTTGACCCGGTGCTGGCGACACAGCCGATACGTCCATGATGGTGCCCCCAGCAGACATGCCGTGATACACGTAGCTCGCCTGGCTGCCTGCTGTCGTGTAGCTCTCGAGCGACAACGGAATGCGAATACGATAGGCATCATCCGACTCCATGACAGCTGGAACCGGAGGGAATACGGTGTCGTCTTCAGGCGTGATTACCAGTCTCGCGACGTTATAGTTCGCGCCGATTTGGTCGAGGTCCGGGCCCGTTGCGTACGCAAGCATCACGGCTTGCACCGCTTCGTTGGCCATTTGACGAACGAGCAGTTCGCGATAGGCGCACGCTTCAAGGATGATATAAGCCGGGTCGCTCTCAGTAAGACCCGTGAATGCGACTCCACCCTCGACCTGCATGCGCGACGTGAAATCGGCCAGCATTGCGCTGAAAATCGTTTCGAAGTCGAGCGCCTCCACAGCCTGCGGAGCCGCAAGCTGAGAGAGGTTAACGGTTGTGTATGTGCCAGCCATTAATTTACCGTGATTCCGCTAATAGCAACTGGCTGGCCAGTCGGCGTGTAAATTCCAGATACCGCAATCGATACCTGGCCCGGTGCCGCGCTCGTTGCAGTAACTTTCGATAATTGAAAATCCGGCACCCACGTATGCAGCGCGCCCGCTGTCGCGGCATACATATCGGCCAGCGTTTCAGCATTCATTGGCGCATCAACAAGAAAGGGGAGATTGCTTCCGTAGTCACGACGCATCACACGACTCCCCAGCGGAGTCGTGAGCAGTTTCGTGATTTCCTGGCTAAGATAATCAATGCCAGTGAGGAGTTTCCCCGTGGTCGAATTTGTGCCGTTCATGTGTATTATTTTCGTCCATAGGAGGTTTTATTTCCTTGTGTGGTTTTTCCGATTAGGCCTCCGCCGACGTAGTCGGAGAGTTTTGTCCCTGAGCAGTGTGGTGGTGAGACTTAAGACCGATTCCATCGGCTGTTACATCGCCGCCGGTGATGTTAATGGCACCAGCAAACGTAGAAACTGCACCACTTGCGCCCTGCCCTTGAACTGCCATTGCGCCAGTCACGCCAAGATTTTTCGTGACAGTTGCATTTCCATCCACCGTTAAATCACCGGTCAAGTGTGTTTTCGGTGTGTTCAGCGTCACGCTATCATCAGCATTAACGGTCGCGTCTTTACAATTCACCGTAACAGTCCCGCCGGATACGTTAACCGTGACATTGCCGTTATTCGACACATTCACGGTCATCGCATGAGCATTGCTGTCATACGTGACCGTAGAGCCGTCACCGTACTTAACCATGTCCACGCCAGGGTCCGTAGATGGTGAAGGAAAATTCTCGGAATAGAATCCGCCAAGCACAAACCCCAGCGAGGTCTCACCACCAGGAGCAAAAACGATAACTTGCTCGCCAACAGTTGGCGCTGACCAGTACGTGGTGCCCCCTGCTCTAAACGCACACCACGCCAACCAATCCGTTTCTAAGCCTCCACAATCGCACGTCACAACCGGTTGAGCTGGGTCAGACGCGTCAATTGCGGTGATTGTGCCGAATCGAATTAACGCAGATAGCTTGCGGTATGCTTCAGATAGGTCATAACTCATTTGGATTTATAACAGTTGGGTCAGTTTCAAGGTACGTGTAATCAGGCAGGTGCGAAGGCCCTGTGTTCGGGTCAACGCCTACGAAAATCTGGTTGCCTGCGATTAAGCCGCTTGTGTCGTGCCACTCATTGCAGCCGAGATAGAGAACCTGAGTCCACTCGACTCGCCACACAACGTACTCATCCAGGTCTGGGTTGAACTCGTCCGGCCACGCTCCGATGACTCTCGCTGCGTCTGTTACGACGCCAGTCCATCGGCGTAAGCGAAGCCACGCAGCAAATGCAGCGGCAAATTTGCGCACTTCTAGGTGCACGTTTTTCGTTTTAAAACCGAAGATAATTTCCGCTTCAAATTTCGCATTCACAGCAAGCTGGTCAGTGCCCGGGTCATCCTCAAGCTCTGACTCGAATTCACTTAGTTGCAGAAGAACCGCTGGCAGCTTCATGCCACGACGCTCAGTATCCTCGCGATAGAATTCGACTGTGGCGAGCGATGGGAACTGCTTCTGCATGTCCGACACAATTGCATCGTGTAGTGCACACAGGTCAAGGTATGCATTTGGGTCACTCATCACCGCTCACCAATTTGATATTTGACGCGCGCGTGCAATTCGCGCTTGAATAAAGGCCAGAAAATGTCTTCGACGTGCACGAAAACTTTGTCCTCGATGTAAATCTGGGCCTGGTCCTGTATCGGGAAAAGCTGCTCCACGATGGGCAGCCGTGCCTTACCCTTTCGCTTGTAAATCGTGTTTCCTCTACCAAGCTTGCTTTTTGCCACGAACGCGCCAGGGAACTCGACTCCCCGAAATTCCGCACCATCCGAGTTCTTTGTCGGAGCGCCCCTGAACCACGACACCGGCATGTCATTCAGTCCGTATCGGAGCTCTACACCCTCGAATGTGCGGCTCTGACCGAGCTTGTTCATTCCTGAGCGCATTTTGATTTTCTTTAGACGCTTGCGAAGGTCGCCAATGCGTTTCAGCTCCAGCTCGCTAACTAGGCCTTTCTTGGACAATGTTGCGAGCTTGGACGCTGTTCTAGCAAGCGCTCTATTTAGCGAGAAAATAATCTGCTTCTCAGACGCATCCAGCTCGTCGCCGATGGCCTTAAGCTGGCTGAAGTCGATGTCGAAGTGAATCATTTACGCGTCCGGCGATAGCTCGAGAACCTCCAACCCAGTCCCATCAGGCTGAGGGTATGTGAGGATGCCGAATGTCCAGAAAACCGTAACACCGTCGTTATCGTAAACAACCAACGTGTCCGCGCGACGGGCACCTGTACAGGTTCCCTCTTCGCATGTGAATTTGGGCTTTTCTGTATCTTGTACGTAGTCATGGCGCAACTTCGCCTTCAAATACGGACCATCGTAGATGCCAACGATGTCGCGCGTTGTCCCATCAGCGAACTGGATGGTCGCCTTTACAGCAAAATCATCCAGGCTGATGAAATCGGACGGGTCATCCCACGTCGGATGCGGCATTACGCGGCGGAGCTCGCTTGATTTGCGGCGGCTTCAGCGGCAGCAGCAGTTGCCTCAGCGGCCTTTGCAGCGTCCTGCGCGGCCTTGACCTTAGCGGCTTTTGCCGCGTCAGCAGCAGCCTTTGCGGCAGCCTTATTAACAGACGAATCAACCTTATCGGCCTTATCGGTCGGAACGCTATCAACTACAGCTTTACCAAGCTTGAGCAGCTGCTTGGCTTCGTACTCGACCATCTCGACTTTCGTACCGGCGCGCACGATTTGCCCGTCGATAACGGTAGCCGAAGTCAATTTCACAATCACGGTGCCGTTCATTATTTAGGAATCCAGTCAATGTTATGAAAAAGGGCCGCCGTACTGGCGGCCCTCTTAAGTTTTAATCCGCGAGGGGATTACGGGTTGGCGGTTGCCGTGTTAGACGCGTACGTGAACGACTGAGCGTGACGGATACCCATATCCACGTCCTGGAACACTACGATACGCGTGCCACCGCTGGTGCTCAGCGAATAGGGGTCCACAGTCATATCGAGTCCGGCCCAAATTCCGAGAATAAAATCGCTCCAATTTCCGTAGAAATTGTCACCGGCCGTCAACTGGTTGGTCACGTCAACTTCGTAGCCGTTAATCGTATTACCCGGCTCCCAAATCGTCTGCGAACCATTCACGCCAGGGAACTTCAGTGTCGTCTTGGCCGCACCACGAGCGGCTGCGTTGATGACGTACGACAGGCTACCGATGTCAGCGTCAGCAGCAGCAACTGCGGTTTCCATCTGAACAAATTCAGAGAACGATGCGTTCGCGCCAGCCAGTGCGACTGCATGAATTCCATTCTGCTGGAGCAGACCCTTCGGCGCGCCGTTTACACCGCTGCCGTACAAGACAGCCTTGTCCAACGCGAGCGCCATCACCTTCAGCAAGTCATCGCGGACAATTCGTTCGGCGTCCGGAGTACTTTGCAACTGCAGGCGACGAGTGATGTCTGTCCACGCTGCAAGAGTGTGGGGATTCAGAGACACCTGGTCGATTCCCGGTTCGCTTTCGGTCGGGGGGGAACCTTCACCGACCCAGTAGGCCTGCGTAGCAGCATTTTGGCGCGGAATATCGACGTTTCCAACGAGGCCACCGAGCGAGGTAACACGCTTCAATGCCCACGTGCGGTGACGGAGCAGCTCGATAAAGCTGTCAGCCAACAGGTTCGTTGCTACCGTACCAGCGCCAGTGCCCGACATTCCAGTTCCTGCGCTAACGGAGAACGCACGGTTAAGAACGTCGGCCGGAATCATAATGCCGCGCGATTCCTTGCCAGCCTTCTCAGCAGCAGCGCGCGATGCTTCAAATTCGAATGCAGCTTCCTTCTGGTACTGCTTGTTATTCGGGTTAGCCAGCGCACGGATGGCGCGCATCACGCTGAACTGTCGCACTTCCTTGTCGTTCATGCCGACTTCGCCGTTCTTAACCTGCTCTGACAGCGGTGTCTTGCTGCGCTCGGTAGCGAAATTGGCGAGCAATTCCCGACGGAAGTCGTCAGCTGACTTGCCAGCGGCAATAAACTCAAGAGCCTTATCAACTTCGTTATACGAACGACCCATATCGGTCAGTTCTTTAACGCGAGCGCGTTCAGCATCTTGGCCACGAGATTGAGCAGAACGAGCCTCTTGTCCAGCCATTTCGAGAACTTCCAGCACTTGCGTGATGCTGCCGCTCTCGTCAACGATTGCACGAACAAGATTGCCCGATGCATCACGAGTGACTTTTTCCATTTTTTGGATTTTCTCCAGAGTTGAATTGGTACTTCCTTGACGATAATTATCGGGTACCGTCTTCCCGTTTTCCTTGTGTGGGTTTTCCAAAGCGCGACCGACGCCGGAATATTCATCATCGGCGGGGATGCTGACCATTGAAATTTCATATGGCTGCCAGCCACTGACCAGATATACATCAGTCCCGTCAGCTCGCTCTTCTTGGAGCTTCATTTCAGTCGGCGTATATCCAACCGAAACCTTAGAAATTATTCCATCGCAAATATCTTGAAATAGCTGTTCGCCTTCAGCGCTACGGCTAAATCTGAGGACTGCTCGGCCCTTTCGGTCGCCATCAATACGCGCAGACTCAACTACGCCGCGCTGGTCGCTCCAGTCGTGCATCCATAGCACTGGAGCGCCATTTGTGATGCGAGACATATCAACAGCGCCAGGAGCGTGCGAGAGAACCTCAATGCCGAACCAGCGCTCTACCGTTTCTGTCTCGCTTGAAAAAGCGACTTCAACCGTGCGCGCTTCCTTGTCGATACTTCCTACTGGAACGGAGCGCTTTAGACCGCCACGCTCCTTAATCTCATTGAGTTTATGCGCGATACGCTCGCCTACGTTTTCAATTTTCATTTCGTTAATTCCAGTTATTTACCAGCGGCCGGTGCTTTAGCCACCGACTCGTCAGCCTTACTCGGGGCTGCTTCAGGCGCAGGCAGAATGCCGAACATGACGCTAATGAACTCTTGCGGAACTCCCGCTTCCTTCAGCATTTCGATGTCACTTGCGATTTCTGCTGCAACTGCCTCAGGGTCACGACCTTGCTCACGAAGCACTTGTGAAATCGATGTAAGGCCTGCGCGAATTTCTGTCGTTTTCGCAGTAGCGTCCGACTTCGGGTCAATCCATGCCCATCTACGACCTTGGTAGTGCACAGTCTTATAGATAGCCAGCTTAGAAGGTGGAAGTGGTTTGCCCTGCTTATTGACAATTTTTTCGGATAGCAGCGCAATCTTCAGCCAGTCTTCGTACACGGGTTGAATCAGCGTCTCAATGAGCCAGCCTTGAAGTTCCTTCCAGAAATCGCGCTCAGAAACCTTCCCGTCTCGAATGCTGGAGAAGTTAACATTTTCGAGATTATTGCCTAAGGCGTTATACGAAACGCCCATACCAGTAGCTGCGCCGCGAAGGAATACCTTGTGCGCTACTTCGAATTCACCGGCGGGATATTGAGGATTCCATTCAGCAAGCTTTGCGCCCTGAGGAAGTTCGTGGAACGAAAGCGGTTCAGCGTCGAAGGTTTCAAGTGGACTATCATCCCCCTCTTCCCAGGTTGGGCCGTAACCCTCCGTCCATTCGACAATGCCCATTTTTGATGCGGTAGCGCGCGCATTTTGCACGCTTGCATCTTCGAATCCTTGCAGGTGATGCAGCCGGAACAAGCTAGTCGAAGACCACGGAATTCCGCGCTTCTGGCTCGCCATTTCTGTCACGAAACCATGAATGATTTCCTCGGCGGGGATTCGAATGTACCCTTCACCGCTAATGCTGTAATAGAACTGGGAATCAGATTCGTCTGTACTCGCGAAATGGAACGCAATTGGCCGACCATAGCGGTTGAATTCGATGCCATTGCGAATGAAGTTTCCGCTAGTCAGGCTCTTGTAGTCTTGATAACGAACCGGCAAACGCTGCGGGTCAATAACTTGCAAAGCGTAGCCGAACGGACCAGCATCAGCACCGCGAACTTTGCGGATGATAAATTCACCATCGCGCGCCGCGTGCTCAACGCACAGCGCTTGAATTCCGCGCCATGATAGTTGACCCGTCACATCGCAATTACCTCGCTTGCACCATTCAGCGAAGGCCGCTTCGATAGCGGCATTGGCGACCTTATCTAGCTTTCCATTCGAAAGTGTTGCCTTTACTTGCAGCTTTACGCCGTGCTCGCCGACAATATTCTGTCGGCACATCCTGATATAGCCCCTGACATAATCATTGTTCGACCACTGCTCACGCGAACGCGCTACCAGGGCAGGCTGGCGCAGCGTGATGAACTGGTCGGGAGGCAGCGGGATAGCCGTCCACGCGTCGTTACTGTCTACCGTTGCCGACTTGAACAGGCTATTCAAATTGCTCAGCATGTGGCCCATCATCCTACGGCGTGGCGCAGGTTTTTGGATAGGCGCTTCCACGGCGCGCTTGCGCCCGAGGAATGGGAATAGTCTCATTGATGGAATTTCACGATGATGGGACGACCGAATCGACCCTTAGATTTTTCTTGCGCCACTTTGGCTGCGTAGTACGCGCGCAGCTTCATCAGGTCAGCAATCGGGGTGCGCCACAGCTCGCGTTCGTTGATTTTGTAGCGCTGCTGGTCCGACGTAGCTCGCTTAGCAATCACTGCGTCGATAGCGTCAAGGCCAATCTCGAACTGGCTTCGACCGTCAAATGGGCCGGTAACCGCAGCCAGGTCAGCAATAACTTTGAACTGGCCTTTGCCAATTTCCTGCATCGATGTGCCGTTTGTGACGCGCAGGCTGTACCAGTACTCGCCCGGCAGCCATGCACTCGTAACAGCAGCCAGCTCACTAAACAGGAACTCATCGCCATTCGCGACGGCCGTCAAATCAATCTGTTGCGGGCCACGAATGACAGCATTGAGCGTCCAACTCGATGCAGGAAATGCAGGCGAGCAGATGCTGGCCTGAAAATCCAGACCGGCCGTCACCTGCGCGGGTAATTTGATAATTGGTCGCTGCATTCGTTACCATTTAGTTGCCCACGAACCACGTCCGCGCCGGGTCTGCTGCGCGCGCTTGGTTCGTACAATGCTTTTATTATCGTCAACGGGAGCTGGAATTTCCTTGTGTGGGTTTTCCGGCTCGCTAACTGGCAATTTTTTGCTGGTTACAGGCTCTTTTGGCTCGTTACTTGCAATTTTTTGCACGTTAGTTTTAACGTATTCCTTCATCTTTTCGTCCAGTCGCTTGAGGTTCGGCTGCATAATTTTCAATGCAGCATAGGCGTAGACGAACGTGTCCAGAACCTCGTTACGCGCTTTATCCGGCTTATGCCAAGAGCGAACAGGGAACCCCTTCACGTACTTCGTTATCAATTTTTCAGCCGTCAGCTGCTTAAAATATTCGTCATCGACTCCGCCGATAGGCTCATCGTCCTCGCTGATGGGGAAGTGAACGTATCCGGGCACTCGCACATCTGGATTCGTGTGTTCCTTTAGGTTTAGGCGGCGCATGACGAGCAGCTTGCCCTCGTCAGAGCTCACGTTGAACAGGTCAACTTTTCGTGCGTTTTTGCCCGATTGTTTGCGCTGCATCTTTTCGACAATTGGCTTACCCCAGCCTACGGCCAAGCCTTTAATACCGAAAATACGGCGTCCAGTCTTACCACGAAGCCAGTCGAAGGCGGTTTGCGGGTACGAACCCGTGCCGCCAGTGTCGAAACATACGCCACCGAGCTTCAGTTTTAGGCCGCTCTCGTGCTCAAGCTCTTCATCCAGATACTCCTCGAGTTCAGCCCAAACATCTGGGAGCAGCGGGTCACCCCAGAGCACTTTATGGTCGATTACCCACGACTCCTCTCCGACGCCATAAGCGACACGCTGAACTTCAAGTCGGTCGGTCTGCATGTCAACGCCAGCAGCCACCCAAACGCCGCCCATCGGAACCTGTGCGAGATATACCTCACGCCGCTTCATCAACTCACTCGAGTCTGCGCTGTCGCCGGTCTCTTCATACGTCTCGCCTAGCGAAACGTTGACGAACGACTGCATATCGCCGAGACGAATTTTGCTGAGGTACGAGCGCACGATGTCGCGCATACGGCGGAACGTGCTGAGCATTTCTGGCGCGTGTGCACTAATGTGGCCCGTGAAAGGCTTAGAGGCCTTCCAGCCGCCTCCGTTACCCTTAGCTGTGCGGATAGACGCGATACGCTCGCCGTCATCCCAGCCGACTCCACATGCCTCGCACAAGTACTGCGCCGAATCAGGGTCATGCTCTTCGTGAAGGTCCTCTTCCCAGTCCTTAATTCCCGTGGACTTTCTGCCAGTCCACATCACGTTTTCCCATTTCAAATACTGAGGGGCTGCGCAGTGAGGACACGGCACGTAATAGCGTCGCTGGTCTCCGGCGAGAAAACCTTTCTCGATGTTTGACTTGCCTTTGATGGTCGGCGTGCTCGTGCGAATGACTAGAGCCTCATCACCAAACGATGCTGCACGCTGCGCCAACAGCTCCATGAAGTTACCTTCCTTGGTGACTTCATAGCCATCGCACTCATCCATCATGATTTTTGGCGCTGAGCGGCCGCGCGCAGTTTTAGGCGAACCTGACCAGCTAAACATCAAAAACCCTCCAATGAAGGATTTGATGCGGCTGTTGTTTACGCCTTCACGGCCGCGCGGCTTAGCTAAGCGCTTTGCGATAGCCGGATTAGCGTCAATCATCGGCTGTAGCTTCGTCTCGAGATACGTCTGCAAGTCGCCTTCAGATGGCTGCGACATCATCATCGAGCGCGGCTCGTGAGCGATATAGAAGCCCGTTGCACACTGGAGCACGGTCGTCTTGCCTAGCTGAGCGCCCAGCATCAAATCGATAGCGTAAACGCCCAGCTCTTTAATCCAGTCGAGCATCTCCCTTTGATAAGGAGCGTTATCAAAGTTGATTGGGCCGGGAATTGCATTTCCGACCGGAATTTGGACGTTCAGCTCCGCCCACACTGACGGAAGAATGTCAGGGGGCGGAATAAGGTGCTCAGCAGCTTCGTTTAGAGCCGCCACCACAGCCTTCAGATTGGAGAATTGCTTTAATTCCACGGTTTTAATGCACTTGTCTCATGAAGTGACGGCACCATCCGTCGCGGACGGCAGGATTAAATGCGGCGACAACGCCGCCATCTCCGTCAGAAACCCAATTCATTGGCAGAAGTCTGCACTCACCCTGCTCTTCGCCTTTCTCAAAACATCCAGCGTTGCAGTTCTCGCAGCGCGGCATACAATCGTCAGGCAACTTTTTCATGGCTTTTCGCTTGGAGCATTTCCGGTGAAATGGTGATTCGGCCGACCTCGCCAAAATCTTTGTGGTATGTGATGACTTTTGCGCTGCGCTGGCTAACCCAGGCACCACGGCTGGCGTGGCTATCAGGTGCGGCGAGCGTCTCGTGCTGCTCGATGTGCATCGTGTTAGTCTCGCGAATCACGTCGTGATGCAAGTGGCCACAGTGCGCGTAGGAATAAGTGGTGCGCCCGAAAATCTCGCGAAACTTAGCGATAAACGCTGTTTCTAGGTTATCTCGGCGTTTTTTATGCCCATGATGGAAAAATAAGGACGTTTTCCCATGCTCTACCGCGTAGTACGGGTCTGGGCGAGTTTCTACAGTAATGCGTGGTTCATTTTCATACAGAACAGCGAACAGCTCACGGCCCCAAGCGCTGCTTGCTAAGTCGTGATTGCCCTCGCCCTCAATGAAATAAACGTGCTCATGCTTCTGGAGAAGCATCGAAATAATCTTGCGCTTTAGCCTAATATTGACTCGAATCAGCTGCTGAAAGCGAACATCTGCGTCAAGGACGTGGTGATTGGTTGGCGTGACGGCATCGAGGCTGTCGTAGTGCAAGAAATCCCCCAGGTTCGCAAATACTCCGTACTTGGCTGGAGGCGCTGATTCAATTGCGGCAGCGAACCATTGAGTTATCAATTCCTCTTGCTTATCAATGTTCGAGTCGGCCCCAGATTCCTCTCCCCACGCCCGTGCGCCCAGGTGGTAGTCCGTTATTGGGTAGAGGTTCATCAGCTTTTCATCTGCTACCACGGGCCCTGCGGTCGGTGCAATCGGGGTGATTTCCTCTTTCAGCGCTTCGATAGCGTGGCGCATGATTTCGGCCTGGCGCTGCGCGTCGATATTGGTCTTAACCCACTGCCCTGAGGGATTGCCATCCTTGTCGTAATACGTCGAAACGCCTTTCACGTGGAAGCCATCCGGAGCTGGTCGAGTCATATCGTGGCTCGGCGCATAACCCTGACGCGCTGCCTTAGCTGTGACTCGCTCTAGTGCTTGCCTGATGGTTTTTCTGTCGACGCCGAATTTCTTGGCTGTGGCAGTCTCGCCTGACTCCCAGTAGCTTTTTATGTAGTCGGCTTGGCGTTCAGTTGCGTACTGCAACAGGCCTTCATCAGGCGTCTTCGTTTTCTTCATCGGTCTCGTCGTCTTCGTCAAGCAGTAGCTCGGCTTTAGATGCCGCCTCCAGCGCTAATGTCAGCTCGGCACGTAATTTTGTTTTGAAAACCGTCTCGTTCGATTCCTTCAGCAGCTGCACGACAACCCGCTGAGGCACGTTCATGACGTTGGCGCGTATCTGCGCGAAAATTGCAGCCTGAGCTCGCTTAAATTCCGTGACGGGCGCAACCAGGCCTTTAGCCTCTGCCAGCTCGAGTTCAGCGCGCTCCATCTTGGCTCGAGCCGTTCTCTTTTCAATTTCTTTTATGTCATCTAAAGCGCCACCAGCGGCGTCAGCTTTGCGCTGTGCGTACCACTCGATACAGGCCGCAAGGTCAAACTCCCACTCGACGCCTTTGGAGCCTTTTGTTACTACCGGCATACCGTCACGCCTCCAACGGTCAATCGTCGGAAGGCTTACTCCCATATGCTCTGCGAGGCCTGCGCGGCTTAAAATTACGCCCATTTTTTCTTACCAAGTCGTAATAGTAAGTTTCATAATGCGAAACCACGCAGAGGTGGGATATTGCGGGCGGCATGTCCCCGCCCCCCGTATACGGCCGGAAGGACCCATTTGTTGTAAAAGTACAACACTTTGTGCACCCAAACAGTGCATCCGCCGTCGTCGGACAGGGAGGATTCACCATCTTGGTGCATAGGGTTAGCCCTCACTCTAGACGCGGCTTTTTAGGCGGCCGACGAGGTGGCTGGCGACATAGCCGACAGCGATGCCAGCGTTGTGGATGCCGCGCTGGCAGCGCTTGACACAGCATTAACAGCTGATGCAACACCACCAGTTGAGTTAGGTGCAACAGCAGTGACAACGCTTGCAAATGCGTTGAATGCGTCTTTTGCTACCCCGATGAACGTCTCCACCGTCTGCTCTAGCCCACCACTCCAACTAACACCAAGTGATGCAGCTACGGCCTTAGTAGCGGCCATAACGGCGGCCAACTTGGACGAACCAGAGGTCGTCGAGCTTGCGTAAGCCGTTTCAGCAGCATTCATGAACTGCGTGATGTATGGCTTGAGAATCGCGAATTCCTTTTCAACGGCCTCAGCGGCGCTGAAAGCGGCTTCAACTGCGGAAACGATTGTGAGAATGTTAAACATTTGATTACGTCCTTTGTTAATTGATAATTCCGCGTTGGCGGAGGTCGTTAAGACAATTTCGGGTTGTGCTACGAAGTCGTTTTTCGAGACTAAACTGCCCTGCTGCTTGAACTGCCCAGATTCCTGCGTTAGTACGGTCTTGTTTAAGTCGGGCAATCTGGTCGTCCGCTGAAAGTGCGCTAAGCGCAGCAGCATCAGCCAGGCGCGGATACATAGGTAACGAACCGTCTGGCGCATCTTCTGAGCAATTAACGGTCGGAACTAGTTGGTGCGTTTGCGCCATTGATTGCTGCATCGATGGCACTTTGCTGGTCGCGCACGCTGCTAGCGTTACGCACAGCAGCGACGCTAGCGTCAGTTTTAAGACTCGCATCTTGAATTTCCTTTGAAACTGCGTTTTCAGCGCTGCGGGTTGCTTGCGCCGTGACTTCGTCCGTTTTGTTCTCTACAGCTACGCCAGTAGCAACAGCGTCGCTTCCAGTCGAGGATTTCCCGCCAAAAATCGACTTGAAGAACGTGATAGCTCCGTTCAACATACTGAAAATCGAGATGATAGTTGCAATAATCGCTGCCATTTTTAAGCCTTGTCGTATTGCGCTAGGTTATGCTGACGCATCAGCGTAATCAGCGAATTTGCGTAGTTCGGGTCTGTCGCATAACCAGCTGCTGCAATCGCATGCGCAAAGTCTTCACCGTTCGTCGTTGCAAACGCTGCCTTATAGCGCGGGTTACCTGTCAGAAACGCCGCATGGTCTTCGATGCTACCCAACCATGACATGTACTTGCGGAAAGCCGCCTGTACCATGACAGACTGACCATTAATCACTTCTCTAGTAGGCATCGATACCGTCGGACCAGTCCATCCGCCGATTGCCTTGATACCGAACAGGTTCATGCCGTTCACGGCCAAACCTGACGAACCCCAACCGCTTTCAAGAATCGCCTGTGCAAGCGTCACGCTTGCCGGAACTTTGCTCTGTGCCATGCACTGCTGCGCACACGGCGCAACTGCTGCAATAAAGTCATTGGGCTGCATTGCTATCGCCTCCAGGTACAGCAGGCGAACCGGCTGCTTGTTTAATCACTCGGGCAATTGAAAAACTCACCCCCGAAAGAATCACGGCACCAACGATGACAGCCTTCGGAAGCGTCACGCCGTTTTGCGAGACATACGCAAGCGTGCCGAGCAGCACGAAGCCAAGATAAGCTGCGTGCGTGCTATAAAACTTCCAGAACTGCGATGCGTCTTCGATGAGCTTCATTTAAATTCCAAGCGGGGGTTCGTCGTCGTCTTTGTCTTCGGTGGGCTTTGGATGCTTGCCAAGCAATCGTAGAACAATCGGCTTTCCAATATCGAGGTACAGCTTACGAGCAAGCAGATACGTAGTGAACGTGGCTGCCATGCATGATGCGGCTTCCGACCACGAGGTCACTCCAATCATTGCCCAAAGCGCTGCTATCTTCATAAGCAGCGGTGTAGTTTTGTCGTCCATTGTTTTTTGTGTCGTCCGTGCGCGCGAATTCGATAGTTACATTATCGTTTGCCCTATGAATGATTTCCTTGTGTGGTTTTTCCACTTTAACTGGTGAAAGCATTTTCGCTAGCTTGCGCACGTATCTGTCAGTAATGTCTAGAGTTGCTGCGACCTGTTGCTCGGACCATCCCTCCCCTAATAGCTGCAAAACCATTTTGTCGCGATAGTTGCGATAAATGTCGGCGCAGTTCGCTAGGCAAAGAATCATTCCACCAAATTCACGGCAGATTTTTAGCGCATCGCTGTACCCGAGAATCGCTACCAGTTGATGGTCCAGCGTGAGACGTGCTTCGGTCGGAACATACACCACAACTCTCGAGGATTTTTTCCCATCTACGCCAGCCACATATCTAGGCCACTGCCCCACCAGATAAAGTGCCTTATGTCGCCCAATGACATCGGCTATTTCTTGAACAGATTTCGGTAATCGCACCAAGTCTCCCAGATATGTAAACTTTCACAAAACAGTATAGCAACTGTATTTGATAAGTTCACGCAATTTTGTGAATTGATAACGTTGTCCCTGTTAGCCCCAGATTGGGACAAGATGGGACAAGCTTGTCCCACGCAGAAAGCCTTATCCAGTAAGGGTTTGCGTGGAATTTGGGACAAGATGGGACAAGTGGGACCACGTTTTCATAAAGGGTACGGGCTATGTAGGCTGTATGTAATGTATGTACTATTCATCTAATAGCCCCTTATTTTCTTTTGTATTGTTGTCCCAGTTAGTCCCAAAATCGCTGCAAGCCTTGCTGGGTAAGGGTTTGCCGTGGGACAAGCACCCAAAACGGTTGTCCCAAAATGAGGCTAGATGGGACAAGCTGGTAGCCAAAGCAACGAAAAAACCGCCCGAAGGCGGTTTCTGTGTCACTCGAATACGTAGTAGGTGTTTGGACCTGACCGGCCTTTGCGGCACCCATAGTGCGCGAGAGCTGTGCCTATCGCACCGTAATCTGACCTGCTGATGTCCATGCCGATGACCTGGGAAATCTGCTCGAGGCTCATGCGGCCGACAAGTTCCTCAGAATTCTCGTTGAGCGCTCGGATGAACACGATGACATCCGCTGAAATCCTGGTAGACGATGTTGACTTTTCAATTGCTGGAACTACTTGAACATTCGCGAGCTGGTCAACTGTGTGTTGAAATGTCTCAGAACCCATTTTGCTCACGTCCGTCGTTCATACGCTCTTCCCACTCTCTTTCACGCTCCATTAGTTTCTCGAGCTTCATCTCAGTGCTTGGGCTAAGCCCGGCCAGGTCGTGGTTTGGCTTAAAATCGTCGCCAAAGAATCGTCTAAACGTCAGGTACTCATTTTCACGGTACAGCTCACTAAGTCGGGTCTTCAGCCACTCGTTCTCGCCTACCAACCGGCGCATTGTTTCTTCGAGGTTATCCATTGTTCTGCTCCTTCGCCTGCTCCACTCGGTCCTTGAGTATCTGCATGATGTACTGCGCCACGTATTCGTGATTTGGTAGGTTCATCTCGTTGTATAGCTCGGCCACCTCCTGAGCCTCGAACGCCGCGTCTTCCAGCCCCTCCAGAAACCCATCCCGGTAACCTTCCCCACGAGCGTCAGAATTCTCGTTGTAGAGCTCTACGTTGCGCTTCGTTAGATGCTCGACTTGGCGCTGTAGTTCGTACGTTTTGGCGACCTCTCTGCGAATCTTGTGCCAATCCATAATGAGCTCCTTCGCGCTCATGCCAGTTTCCCTGCGGACCATTCCAAGCTCAAGGCGCATCCAACCGTTTTGCTGTTGGAGCTGTTCGATTTCCTCATCTAGGTCATTGATAGTATCGGCCTGGGTGCAGATGTTAATCGCCATCTCCTCAGTCTCTGCCTCAAGCTCCCTTACCTGAGCGAAGTACCCTTCAGTCACAGACTCAGCAAGCTTAACAAGTTTGTGCAGCTTGTCGTTCTCATGCTTAAGCTCGCCCATCTCCAGCATCAGCTTCATAAATTCGTTAAAGTCCATTTTCTTACTCCATGCAGTTAAGTTGTTTAATGATTTCCACCTTCACATCCCACACGCCATTCGCCCAGTCAGTCAGGCCAACTTCTTGAAAGTGTCTTAGGCGTTCATCTACGAAGTCATTCAAGTCCATCAGTATCCAATGCTTTCCGGCGCGGCGCTCGCTTTGCATCATCGTGTTTGCGTTGGTTAGCTCCAATTTTACGGAATTAAGCTCTCTAGATATAAATTCACTCCATTTCTTAACTGCTTCGTTGTTCAGCTTAAGCGCTTGATTTTCCCTCACAACCGACTCAAGCTCGTCCAGCAGCCTGTCGTTTTCTTCATGAAGGCCGTGATTCTCGAGGTTCAGCTGGATAACCAGTTTATGAAGCTCCTCGTTCTCGCTCATAGTGCTGCATGCTCCCGCTTCAGTTCGTCCATCCGGCTAATGATTTCTTGCTCTATCTCCGAGGCATCATTTTCCTTCACAAACTTGAGCAGGTCATGAAGGTGGCATATTCCTCCGCGCAGTAGCGTGCTATACCTAAACATCTCGAAATCAACTAAATCTAGGCTAACCTTCCCGACTCCATCCTCTTCGACTCTCTGATTCTCCGCTCGCGCTTCATTAAGCGCCATCGTCGTTTCGTTCAGCGCTTCCAGCAGCGCCTCATAGTCCTCCTTCAGTTTTTTGTGCTTATCAGCCAGGTCGTCGCACAGCAGTACAACCTCAGCCATCTCTGTAAGCTGCCTAGCGAGCTTATTATCTGGAAAAATCATCGCGCCATCCCCTTCTGCTTAATCGTGAACATCTGGCGCAGGTCCGGAGAATTGCTCTTGGTGTGTGCAGTTAATCCACCACCGAGCATCCACTGGTCCATTCTGCCTGCTTGGTATACGGCATCGGTGTAGTGCTTGAGCAACTCGTAGGTGAACTCAAGCTTAATTGTCTGCCCATCCTCTAGAACCACATCGTTTCCGGTTATTGACTTGTACAGGTTTTCGATTTCTTCTTTGCTAATCATTTCCACTCCCATTTTTCACGTTGTGCAGGCGTGCTGCGTTTAAATAAACCAGATATTGCTACGATAAACACCGCGATAAAAATAATGCTCATGATTCATCCTTAATTAACTCACGAATGTTCTTAAGAACTTCCAGCGCGCCTTCAGATTGGCGATATTCCTTCTTGTAGATAAAGCCAGCATCCACTGCGCACCCCACGTTCAACGCGTCACGCAAAGCCTCCAGACGTGCGTTCTCGCGCTCTGATTTGATAATAGCATCATATTCTTTCGGCGTGAATACGCGCAATTGCAAAGAGTACAGCATGCCCTCTTCATTTTTTGTGACCTTGATTTTCTTCTCTTCGACAATTGCCTGTCCCATCGTCTTAGCCAGGTCCTTGCGTACGATTTTCTCAGCTGCTACTGGGTCCGCCATGAATTCCTTCAGCACTAGGGTTGATGCCGCCAGAAATGTGTTGCTGTCTTGCTTCACTTCAGTTCTCCATCTCAGTTGGTTGTAAATCGTATAGCAACTGAGTTTTAGATTTTCTGTCAATTAATTTCATTATTTCGTGCATTCCGTCGGCTGCTCCGTTTGACCTCGGGTAGTCGTGGGACTGTAGGTGCTTGGTGTGCACCCTACCGACTGCTAGGAATGCGTCCGAAAGCGCTTGCTGTCTAGCCATGTCAACCATCTCTTTGACCTGCTCGTCGTTGAAATTCACTTAAAATCCCCTTTGCTCAACCAGTTGTCTGTATCGGAGCCTAACGGCGTCTGCCCCGCTCATCTCCCCTAATGCACCATCGACATTTCGTAGCACACGGATTGCATTCTCGAATCCGA